AGCTGATGCGGCCGAGTGCGCCAAAGAAAAAGGCCTGGGGTAACATTGATTCAGATCGATCCGCATGGGTTCGATCATCGTCCGCATGGAGGAAAATCAAATGACAGGTAAAGCTACTGGCCGGCCGCGCGGCGGCGTACCAAAAATCAGGGAGGCTAAGCGAGCTAGTGGCGAACTGGTTTCCCTGGAACCGATGCCAACCCAGGCGATCACCGTTTCTGGGCAGATCCCAGATCCGCCAGATTTCCTACACGATGACGGCCTAAAGCTGTGGGATGAAACCTGGGAAGCTACAAAATTATGGTCAGCTCCGGAGACGGATTATCACTTGATATCAATGCTGTGCCGGGCATGGGATGAACATGAAGCTATTCGCCGGCAGCTCGATTCCGGTGAAATTCCACGTTGGTATACGACAGCTAACGGACAGGTCGCGTCGCATGCCGCGATCAAGCAGCTCGATAACTTGCGGATCCAGATGACAGCTTGGATGGCGGCGCTTGGAATGTCGCCGGCCGATCGAACCAGATTGGGATTGGCCGAAGTCCGAGTCCGCAACGAACTAGATGAACTGGAACAGCGCCGTGCCCGTCGAGCTAGCTCAAAGTAGCCTGGCAGCTCCGGCCGATCTGTGGGCGCCGCGTCATTACGTCGAGTCCAGATCACCGGAAACGCTTGGGCCGAATATCACGGATTTCGCAAATCTGTTGCTGAAAGCTAGTCGAGGGTTTAAGGCCGGCCAACCCTTAGATTTCGCCGACTGGCAAAATTGGTTGCTCGATCGACTGTTCGAGCTCGATCCCGAATCCATGAAGCTCAGATACCGACGGGCCGTCATCGGTCTGCCGCGCAAGAATGGCAAATCGCTGCTGGGAACCACAATCGCGCTGGAACATCTTTTGTATGGGCCGCCTGGTGCCCAGGTTTATTCAGCAGCTAGCGATCGAAACCAGGCAAGCATCGTTTTCAGTGAAGCAGCTCAACAGGTCCAGAATTCGCCAACACTGTCAAAGCACATCAAGGTTTACAAGACAGCTTTAGAAGTCCCGTCGAGAAATGCCGTTTACAAGGCACTGTCGGCCGATGCCATGCGCGCACACGGATTAGGCCCGAGTTTAGTAATCGCCGACGAACTCCACGCATGGCCGTCGACTCCGACAAACAAGCGCGGCGATGAACTTTGGCAGGCACTTACCGAAGGATCTGGCGACCGTCCCGAATCAATGGTGATCGCAATTACTACGGCCGGCGATAATCCAGATACCTTGCTGGGCCGTCTCTATGAATACGGGATCAGGGTAGCTAGCGGCGAGATCGACGATCCGTCTTTTGGTTTCTGGTGGTGGGAATCTCCGGATGATGCTGATCCGATGGATGAAAAAACCTGGTTTCAGGCCAATCCGAATCTTGCTGAGGGATTGCTAGATATCGATGATTTCCGGGCATCGATCAGATCAGCTGGGACATCGGGGTTTAACAGTTTCTTGCGATATCGCTTGAACAAATGGGTTCGAACGGCCGGCGAAGATTTTGTTTCTCCACATTTCTGGGGCGAAGCTGAACGCGAAACCAGGATCCCGGCCGGCGCCAAGATCACAGCTGGATTCGACGGTTCAATTTCCGGCGACGCGACGGGAATTGTTATCCAGGATATGGCTACTGGAACAATCGAGGTTTGGGCGGCCTGGGAACCTGATCCGATGGATCCGGATTGGTCAGTAGATCGAGATGAAGTAAATGAAGCGATTCACAAGCTATTCCAGGCGTACGACGTAGTGATGCTTTGGTGCGATCCGTCATTTTTCGAAACCGACGTATTGAACTGGAGCAAGCTGTATAAAAACAGGGTAGAAAGAATCCCGCCAACGAACAATCGAATGTCGCCGCTAGCTCAACAGTGGTTGTCGGATCTGATCAGTGGCGATATCGGCCACGTCGGAGATCCCAGACTCACACGGCATGTGCGCAATGCGGTAGCTACCGAATCTGGATCATTCAGAAAAGAGAAAAGATCAAGTCCACGTAAGGTGGACTTGTTGGCATGTGCGATCCTGGCAAATGGTGCAGCTCATGCCAACAGGGATAAACTAGAGTCTAAGGCCAGGAGGGCCATAATTCTATGACGTTATCAATTGACGAAGCAGCATTAATCGACGCCATGATCCGCAAGATCGATCGGCACGAACGTCACAATGAAGTACGCGAACACTACTACGAGGGAAAGATCCGTACTAAAGATCTTAATATTTCAGTGCCGCCGGGATTGAAGCTTGTTAATTCTGTCGTCGGTTGGCCGGCCGTAATCGTTGATGTGCTCGAGGAACGTCTAGATTTCGAAGGATGGATTGGCGGCGATCAACTTGGCCTAACTGACATTTTCCGATCCAACGAACTTGACTTGCAAAGTTCACAAGGTCACAAGGATGCGCTGATTTATGGCACCGGATTTATTTTTGTCGGCCGTGGGATGGACGGCGAACCAGATCCGTTGATCACGATCGAATCACCATCACGGGCAACGGCAGTAATGGATCTGAGATCGAAGCGGCCAATGGCAGCGATCTTGCTCGACGGTGATGACGATGGATGGGAGGGCGGATCTTTGTATCTGCCGGATCAAACAATTCGCTTTGGTCTAGCTGCAAATGGTTCAGCTGTCGAAATTTCGCGAGACGTACACAATCTTGGCCGCGTACCTTGCGCTCCATTGATCAACAATCCACGATCTGGCGATCCCTGGGGCCGATCAGAAATTACGCGTGCAGTTATGAGCTACACCGATTCCGCTATGCGAACGCTGCTTGGTGCTGAAGTCGCTCGAGAATTTCACGCTAGTCCGCAGCGCTATGTACTTGGCGCCGATGAAGAAGTTTTCTTGGACAGTGATGGAAATCCACGAAATGCTTGGAGTGTAATCCAGGGCCGCGTACTTGGAATTCCGTACAATGACGATGATGGCGTAATGCCGCAGGTCGGTCAATTCCAGGCAAATTCGCCGGCACCGTATTTCGATGCAATCCGAGCTTATGCGCAGCTCATTTCTGCCGAAGCTGGAATCCCGCCAAGCTACATGGGTTTTCAGACAGACAATCCGACATCGGCCGACGCGATTCGCCAGATGGAAGCTCGCTTGGTTAAGAGAGCTGAACGCCGGCAACGTCAATTCGGTCGAGCTTGGAACGAAGTTGCGCGCCTGGCAATTATGGTCCGAGACGGAGCGTTACCAGACACAATGGGCGCAGTCCGTCCGCAATGGCGCGATGCATCTACTCCAACACGGGCCGCAGCTACAGATGAAGTCGTCAAGTTAATTGCTGCCGGCGTTTTGATCCCCGATTCAAGGGTCACGTATGGCCGCATCGGTTTCTCAGACAGTGATATCGAGCTGTTGATCCGGGAAAAGCAAACGTCAACGGCAAACGCAACAATCCGAAGCTTGGCAGCTACAGCTACGCCTGGAGCGGCCAACGTTCAGGCAATTAATCGTCTGACTGGCGCATAATGCCCGTACGGGAAACCATTACCCGGGCACACAGTCAGGCATTGGCCGACATTACGGATCTAAGCGAAAAGGAAACGCTTGAAATCCTCCAACGTGCCGAAATGCTGTCAAAGCAGGATCTTGGCGCATTTCTCAGACTGGTAGTGCCGGGACTAATCACAAAATGGGCAGCGGTCAGCAGTGAGATCGCAGCTGAATTTTACGATCTTATGAGAAAAGATCTAGAGCTGGCCGGCAGTTTTCAGGCAGCTCCGGTCGCCGTCGATGGAATGGCCGATATCGAAAACGTCGTCGGTTATGGAATGTCGGTATACCAGAAAGTTGATGGTGAAGCTGCACGTAACGCGGTAGCTCGATCTGTAAGTTTGGCAGCTGCTAATGCAGCTCGAGATACATTGCTGATCAATGCCGATAACGATCCGACTCCAGGATTGCGGGTACAGCGCGTTGCCGAAGCGAAAGCTTGTGAATTTTGTGTATTAATGGCCGTCGCCAGTCAACGAACGATCCAGGGGAAAGTTACCGGGATCTCATTTCGAAAGTACGAAAAGAAATATCACGCGCATTGTCATTGCACGTACACGATCGTGCCAGAGGGTGATACACCGATCATTCCGCATTACTATCAACAATTTCAGGATGAATATAAGGCCGCAGCTCAAGGCAGATCCGGCACAAAAGAGATCCTGAAGCAAATGAGGGCAAACAGATCATCCGGGAAATTTGCGATACCTACGCCGCCGCCGCCGCCGCCGGCACCAACTCCGGCCGCAAAAGTTGTAAGGAAAGCAGCTCAAGTATCAAAACCCAAAGCGGTCCCGGCGCCTACAGCTCAAATCCCTGGAACCCAATCGAACTGGGCCGGCGCGCTCGATCCAAAGGATTATCCAAAATTCTGGCCGTGGCAGGAAAAACAGATCAAAGCTGCATTCAAATCTGGGCAGATCTCATATTCCGAAGCGTTTAATTACATCAGGGGCCGCGGTCCGACGTATACGACACCATTAAGCGCGGTTGCAAATCTCAAAGTGCTGAAGAATGGTCCCGATTCGCTCGAGGATGCAGTAATGAAAAATGTAAACCCAAAGTACAAGGGGCCAAGCGGATCGTACGCAATGAATTGTTCACGCGTTGCACAGGCGTACGAGCTACGCCGCCGCGGTTTCGATGTGCAGGCATCTGGCCGCCGTAAAGATGTTTCGCAAATTTGGTCACACTTGCAACAGGTATGGCGCCGGCCCGATGGATCTTTTCCGACCGCAAATATCGTCGAGATACCAGGATTGACCAAAGGAGCTGCAAACGTCGAAGCTGAGATCCTCAAGAAATTTCCAGAAGGAGCTAGGGGATCCGTAACGATGTTCTGGACATCCGGAGGCGGGCATGCTTGTAATTGGGAAGTCGTCGCCGGCAAAGTGAAATTTGTTGATGCGCAAACGCATGATCTCGATGTATCCAGGTATTTCGCCGATACAAAGGATTTGCACGTCGTCAGACTGGACGATCTAGAACCGTCGGCCGCAGTAGCCGAATATTTAGCAGGATATGAAAAATGATCACTTTTGATGAAGCTCGAACAATCACGATTGCCAAGTACTACACCGAATGGGAAGATCTAACGGTTGAACCATTTGTGGCAGAATTTGGTTACGAAAATCCCGATTACTGGTTAATGGTCGTCGGAACTCGGGATTGGATCGTCGGTGGAGACAAAAACGCGAGGATGATCGACGATGCCATTTATATGGTTTCGAAAACCACAGGAGAGCTGCAGATCCGTATGGGTTATGAATTCCGCGAATTTGCTCAATTCACGAAGTATGGACAATTCCCGGTATGGTTCGACTAATCTGATACCAGGTCGCCGCACGGCGATCGGAACTTTCCGCATGGAGGCGAGGATATGACAGATCAAACAAAGGCTGTTGATTTAGCTACCGAATTGGTAGATGATGAAACGGCGCAGCTGAATGCAGCTGATTCGGTGCAAACCGATGGAGCTGCAACTACTAGCGACACTCAAACGCTGGAATTCTGGAAAGCGCAATCACGTAAGTGGGAGCGCCGGGCCAAGGATGCATCCACGTTTGAAGCAGATGCGCAAGCTTGGCGACAATTCCAGGCGGATCAAATTCCGCTGCAGGAACGTCTGCAGGCAGAACGCGATGCAGCTGTAGCGGCAGCTGAGGAAGCAAAGACAACGATGTTGCGGTTAGAAGTTGCCCAGGAATTTGGGTTGACTGGATCCGCAGCAAAATTGCTCCAGGGCAAATCGCGTGAGGAACTCGAAGCTAACGCTGAGGAAATCAAGGCATTGCTGGGATCTGCAACCACGTCGCGAGCTCCACTACCAGATCCGAACCAAGGGCAACCAACGATTCAGACGACTGGCCAGATCACAGATCGGGCGCAGCTGCAGGGATTGAAGCCCGAGGAAATCCTAAAGCTACGAGCTGAGGGAAAACTAGATTTGTTGCTGGGCAAGTAGTAATCTTTTAACAAGTTCGAATTTTCACAAAGGTTGGTTCAGCTATGGCTATCACCAATTTTGTTCAGGAGCTTTGGTCAGCTGGCGTTCAGACTGCATTCACGCAGTCGCAGGTCGTCATCCCGACGCTCACCAACACTTTTTCCGGAACTGCTGCTAAGGGCAACACGGTGCACATCATTGGCGCCGTAACTCCGACCATCGTCGACTACGCCGACGAGGGCCGCGTTATCTCAGCTGAAGCTTTGTCTGACACTGAGGTTTTGCTCCAGATCAACCAGGAAAAGGCATTTTCTGTATACGTTGATGACGTGGACGCCACGCAAATTAACGGTACTTTCGATGCCTGGGTCCAGTCGGCCGGCCGCGCGCTCGCTGAGGACAGCGAAACCTACGTTTTGGGTAAGCTGCTCGACGAAGGTACGTCAGCTGGTACGCCTACGATCAACAGCGGCGAAACTGCCAAGGCAGCTGTTCGCTTGGTTCGTAAGCAGCTCGCTACGTCAAAGGTCCCGGCCGCGAACCGTTTCCTGGTCGTGAACCCGGCGTTTGCCGATCTGCTCATTGCCGGCCTTTCGGATGTGGCGCTTGCCGGATCCGCCGAGGAACTCCGTAATGGCATGCTTGGCCGTCTGTACGGTTTCAACGTGCTCGAGTCGGCATTGCTGGGTGACCCCGAAGTGCCTACGGCCGTCGGTTACCACAGCGCAGCTGTTGCCTACGCGTCGACGATCGACAAAGTCGAAGCGTTGCGCGCGCCTAACAAGTTTGCTGACATCGTCCGCGGACTTAACGTTTACGGCGCCAAGGTCAGTCTGCCTGACGCTGTTGCCTACGTCGTCGCTGACTAAGTAACAGAAAAAAAGTCTCGTTAATCCGGCCGGGAAGATCCTCCCCGGCCGGATTAGCGTTTTTTATTAGCAGCTGAGGTAAGATCTTTGTATGGCCTGGACTAGTCCCAATGACATTCTCGCGCGGTGGGTAGGAGCTAATCCTCCTACGGATATTGATCAAATTCGAGCTTTGATCACTGATGCCGAAGCGGTTATCCGATCAGAATTTCCCAAAATCCAGGATCGCCTGGATGCTAATCAGCTCGAGCTTGACATTGTGATCCTGGTCACTAGTCGAATGGTGATCCGGGTTCTACGTAATCCCGAGGGTCTAACTTTTACGCAATTTTCTAGCGGTCCGTTCAGTCAAGGGAAAAATTACGGATCTACGGAACAAGGCATTTTCTTGCAACCCGATGAAGAGGAACTGCTCCGGCCAACGGTGCCTGGAAAAGCGTTTTCCATTGATCTAGCTCCGGATGCAACAGCATTTCAACGCTTTATCCGCATGAACGGTAATGATTACGTGGCGTATCCGGATCGTGCCTGGGAACCTGAGGATCCAAGCAATCTGGAGGATTAGCTATGCAAACAATTACGTTAGTCAGACTCACATCGACGGGCGTTGATGCATACGGTAATCCAGAATTCAACAGCTCGACAGAATCGATCAGCTGTAATGTTGGGTGGGGGGCAACTGGCCAGACTCCTGGCGCAGCTCGATCAGCTCAGGATTCTGCATGCCATTTGTACATCTTTGATCAGAATCTCGATCTAAGCGATGTGGACTATTTCGAGATTGAAGGATTGAAATGGATCCTGGATGGGCAATCACAAATCTGGTGGTGCCATGAGGGATACGTTGGAACGGTAGTGCAGCTCAGGCGGCGCGATGGCTAGGATCGATTTTGACCAATCGGCGTTTGATCAATTCTTGGCACAAAATCCTGGTATTCGAACAGCTTTGATGACATTTGCTGAAAACGTAAAAAATCACGCAGAAGCAACTGCCCAGGAAGCGCAGCAGGGGCCAGGCGGCACGATCTCAGGATATGCCGAAGCTGGATTCCAGATCGAATGGGATAATTCCAGATCCCGTTTGCCGCGAGTGCTGATCAAATCAAAAGCTGACTCCAAAACGATCACGGCGGTCCATTTCTACACGATGAAACGCGATGGGGTATCGCATTTACGAAACGCTTTGTACAAGTTCACGGTTCGAGGGGGTAAATAATGCCATTCAATTCTACGTACCTTTTCCCCGATCTTGAAGTCGAGCTAGTTCAGTATTTCACAAACGTTTTGGGGGAAATCGCACGAATCGGCACCAAAAAGCTGCCTGGCGATCAAACCCAAGACGAAATTGTTATCAACGTCTCGTACTCCGGGGATAAAGATCGAACCCTGAAATATGCCGGCGTCGTCCTGGACATTTATTCAGCTGACTATGAAACTTGCACGGGTTTGGCGCTAGCTGCAGAATGTGTGCTCCGCGGATCCATGTCTAGTAGCATTAAATCAGTAGATGTTTTGTCTGGCCCAGTCCGCATGGACGAACCAGGACCGGCGGAACATCGATCAATTTCAGCTGAACTAGTAGTCAAGGCTACTGATTTCATTTTTTAAGAGGTTTAAATCATGGCAAACACGGCGACAAATGTGGTTGTCGGTATTACGGGTGCTGTCTACGTTGGCGCAACGTCTGCCACAGCTCCAACCGCAACTGACTCAACCCTGGACGGTTTCGCAGATCTTGGCTACGTTTCAGCTGACGGCGTTACCGTCACGCCGGAGCGCTCGAGCACTGCTATTCGATCCTGGCAAAATGCCGACCTGATCCGCGAGGTAGTGACCGAAGGCAAGCTGACTTACAAATTTATGCTGCTCGAATCGAATTCCGACGTTCTGGAAGCGTACTTTGGTGCGCCGCTCGACGGTGGAAAGATCAGCTGGACGCCTACCGAAACTGGTGGCCGCAAAAGTTTTGTGGTCGACGTGATCGACGGTGACAGCATTATCCGTCACTACATCCCGGCCGGTGAAGTCATGGTGACCGAAGCGCAGACGGTAAAGAATGGTGAAGCTGTTGGATACGGAATCACGATCACTGCTTACATCGAGAGCGGTCGCGCAGCTGACGTTTTCTTTAGCGCTTTCGAGTAATCTCTAGCTAGTCTCAAATTCAGGAGGATCAACATGAGTAGTACGGTTAGGGTCGAAACGTCGGCCGGCATCGTGGAGCTGCCACAGCTTTCAACGATCCGGGCCGGCGTTTTGCGCAAGGCACGTAAGGCAACTGATGAAATGGATCAATTTTTTACGATCCTGGAATCGGTTTTGGGTGAGGAATCTTTAGAGCTGTACACACTGGATCAGTTGCCATTAGAGGAATTGGCCCAGGTATTCGAGCAATGGACCGGTACCACACCGGGGGAATTCTCGAACTTACCGGCCTAATCGAAGATCATCGAGCTGCATTGGCGGCGGATTTCCGTCAGCAGTTTGGGATTTCGATTTATGAGATTGGCGAGTCGGTAAGTTACGCCGAAGCTGTCGATCTGGTGCGCGCGCTGTCGAACGATCCGCAGACTCATTTGTTTGCAGATCTTGCTGGTTGGCAATATCCATATTCCAGAACAGATCTTTTGCTAGCTGATCTTTGGGATCTCCTGGCAAAAGTGAATTCAGCTGATGACGACGCGCCACGTCATCCGCGGCCATATTCAGATAATCCAGGAACGCGTAAACAGCTTGGAGACACAGGCCATCGAAGTGAAGCGGAAATTAAGGCTAAACTACGATCCATGAGTCGCGGATCCGGAGGTGCATAATGGCAGAACGCGCATTAGCTACAGCGTTTGTCAATGTCATCCCAGGTACAAAAACATTCGAAGATGATCTAAAGCGCGGCGTTTCTGGTTCCGTCGATAGCGCCGGCCGCAATGCCGGATCTCGATTTGGCCGATCATTTGGTGGAGCTTTCCGCAACATCGCTGGCCCATTTTTGGCCGCAGCTGGAGCTACAAGCTTGGTCAATTTCTTGGGCGATTCGATCCAGGCAGCATCGGATCTCAACGAACAGGCAACGGCCGTCGGCCAGGTATTTGGCAATGCATCTAAAGAAATCGATGCTTTTGCTAATTCTGGAGCTAAAGCATTAGGCCAGTCGCGTACTCAGATCCTGGAAGCATCAAAAACTTTCGGTATCTACGGTAAGTCTGCCGGCCTTGTTGGAAAACAAAATGTCGAATTTTCGAAATCTTTCGTGAAGCTCGCAACCGACATGGCATCATTCAATAACACATCGACTCAGGAAGCGATCGATGCGCTGGGTGCCGGCCTACGTGGCGAAGCTGAACCATTACGGCGTTTTGGCGTTTTGCTCGATGATGCAACCTTGCGCCAGGCAGCTTTTAGCGCCGGGATCGTCAAAACTACAAAAGACAGCTTGACGCCGCAGCAACGGGTATTGGCAGCTCAGATCGTTATTATGAAGCAGACAACTACGCAGCAAGGTGACTTTGCTCGAACGTCGGACGGCCTGGCAAACCAACAGCGCATTTTGTCAGCTGAATTCGAAAACGTCAAAAGTACGCTTGGTGCATCGTTTTTGCCTATAGCTCAACAGGTCGTATCGTTGCTAGCGGATAAGTTTGTGCCGGCCCTAGAGGATTTTTTTAAGAGATTCAAAGAGGGCAAAACAGCGTTAAACCCAATCGTTGATACCCTGACGAAGTTTTTTCAGTTTGTCTTAAAGCACAGTGATCTATTTACCAAGATCGGCGCTGGGATCCTAGCCGTCGTAGCAGCTTTAAAATTGTGGTCGATCATCCAGGGAACCCTGAACGCGCTGCTTTTTATATTCGACGCGTTGCTATTCGCGAATCCGATCACATTGATCGCTGGAGCAATCGCCGGCGTAATAGCTGCACTTGCACTTTTCTTTACCCAGACCGACATCGGCCGCAAGATCTGGGGAGGTTTTATCAAGGTACTCACCGGCGGTTGGAACATCTTTAAGACGGTTTTTGTCAATACGATCGGATTTATCGGGACTATGTTTCGCGGCCTGGTCAATTTATTGATTGGAGCTTTTGAACGTTTCCTGAACTTTGTGATCTCAGGCGTGAATCTGCTGGTTAAGGGTTTGAACCTTATTTTGCGCGGTATCAAGATCAGCACGTTTGGCAAGATCAATTTGCAGGTTTCACAGCTGCCGCAGGTCAAGATTCCCAGGTTGGCAACCGGTGGTTTAGTAACGTCTCCAACTTTGGCACTTATCGGAGAAGCTGGGCCAGAGCTAGTTATCCCGGCATCGAAGCTTAAGCAGCTGCAGCTTGGCGGCAAGGGACCGACGTACATCATTAATTACACAGCTGCACCGAATCAATCGCTTGATTCCGAAACGGCATTGGTCGATGCAATCACTAGAGCAAGGTTGGTCGCAGGATGGTAGCACTACAACCAGGAATCACAATTACGTTTTCGTCGGCGATCGATGAAATCGTTTTTGATAATGAACAATATGTGATCGAAACTGGATTGCGCGGTTTTGGAATCCCGGCACCGATGCTGAGGATCGATCAAAGCGCCGGCGACGGCGGAATTTTCCGTCAGACAAAGCGCGATATTCGAACGATCGATATCCCGGTCGTCGTACTTGGAGATTCAAGATCGCAGGTGGAGGAACGGCTACGGCGTTTGTCGAGATTGATGCTAAGAAATTTCAACATCAATGCTTACTACGATGACGGCACAATCCTTAAGCTCGAAGCCTATCTAGCAGCTGGTGGAGAAACTGAATTTGGCAACGCTGCTAACTTTTCACTTTGTCGCTGGGTTCTAACAGTCAAATGCCCGCAACCATACTGGGTAGCAAGTGAAGCGGTTTCTTTTACAGTAGCTCAGGGAACTGAACGGGGATTGGTTTATGGCAACAGCTCGTTTATGAATTTGCCAATCGCTGACGAACGAATTTTTGGTCAGATCACCGCTAACAATCCAGGCGACGTGCCATGCCCGGTTGACTGGTTGATTACTGGCGCATTTGATGATTTAACACTCAGCGACAATTATGGGAATTCGCTTACTTACGATTTTCCGCTGGCATCGGGGTACCGCATCTATATCAGTGGAACCAATAGCAGCGTTACAGATCCGGATACCGGTCAAAATCTTTATGAACATCTCTCCGGCAATCCAAAATTCTTTCAGTTGCATGAGGGGGCAAATATTTTGTCGATCACTGGATCGAACCTAGATTCTGATTCCGCAGTCACAGCGATTTTCTATCCACGATATGAAGTAATTCACTAATGACGACGATCCACGATGTAACTGTAGATATTCGCGATAGTAGTTTGACGCGTATTTCGAGAATCCCAGATTACGACCTGGTCGGATTCCATCTTGTACGGCGATTCAACAATGTCGGATACTGGGAGATCAATATCAGCAATGCATCTCCGATTGTTGGTGATTTGACGACTCCGGGCAACGGCATCATCGTGCAGCTGTACGATCAGATCATTTTTTCTGGTCCCGTTACGTCCGTCACGCGCGTTCAATCCCAGGATGATCCGAATGGTATTTGGCGAGTCCAGGGCGTTGACGATAACCAAATCTTGCAAGATTACCTAGCTTGGCCGGCAGCTCCATTAGACGACGTGGAAAATCAGGATCAATCCTGGTATTCACGCTCCGGCACGATCTCAACACTCATTTACAACCTGATCGATGAAAACATTGGCGGATTGGCCGGGGCCGCAAGAGCTTATGCCAATCTATTGCTCGATGCAGATCCAGTAACCGGCGGCGAGGGTTATATCTCGACAAAGTGGGACACTCTAGGCCACGCAGCTACGCGCTTGGCCTACATGTCTAGTCCGCAGCTCCGATTTTCGATCATTCAAGATTTTGGTTCTACGCTGCATTTCCAGATCGAGGAAATTCAGGACCACACGAATGAATACCGATTTGACATTTTTAATAATCAGATCTTGCGCAATGAATGGACCTATACAGCTCCAGATGCAACGATCGCAATCGTTGGCGGCCTGAGTGACGGCATCGATCGAATCTATCGTGAAGCCACAACCGATGGATCCGTCCAGGCGGAAATTGACTGGGCGCGCCGCATCGAAGTATTTGTCGATAACAAAAGTGATTACGACAGTGCGGTACTTATAGCTCAGGGTCAATCGGCATTGCGCGAAAACGGCGTTACGAAGCATGGATTTAGCATCGTCCCGAATGAGGATGTGCCTTTTTATCGCTTTGGTTCAGATTTCGATCTTGGGGATACGGTAACGGTAACGATCGAAAGTAATGACGTTCTACAGACGATCACTGAATACGCGTTATCGATCGCAGCTGATGGAATCCGTCAAACGCTTGGAATCGGTAATGTCGAAGTTCTGCAAAACATCTCCGGGGATGCGCCACAAATGACGATCGTGGGACGTTATGCAGCTAAAACGCAGAAGCTGCAGAATCGCTTGAAGTCCCTGGAAGCTGCAGTTTCTAATACGAGCTCGCTAAGCGTTCAAACCGTTGGTCCAGGCGTATCGGCAGCTTTGGGAGATGCCGGGTATTTCTGGGGTAGGAATATTAGCGGCCTAGATATTTTCGCTATGACTCCAGTGGCAATCGTCGGCAGCGATCAAGGTTTCCCTACGATCGAACCGTTGCTGAGTATTACGGACGGCGGGTCATCGATAGTCAGCATCGCCGGCCTGGTCGTCTCAGATATTGCGGATGACAGCGGTGGATTGATCGCAATCCGCGGTAGAACAGCTCGCATCGATACATCGGCGTACGTCGACGGTCAGGTTTTGTATCTAGCTGCAGATGGAACGATTACGGATGTGGTCCCGGAGCATGGGGATATTGTTATCGAGCTGGGACGGGTTCTAACAGCTGATACCGATGGATCGTTCTATTTTGATCCAGTCTGGAAACCGTATATCGCATCACCTGGATATTTCGAAGCTAGGATCACCGCAGGAACACAATCGATCGCTAGCGATGCATCGAACTATACGCGCGTTGGCAATTCAACTACTGCAAACCAACAGTGGACGATCCAAAATATTGATAATGATATCTTTTCACTCTCCACGAGCGCCGGTACACGTGGCATTCTGACGGTGAACAAGGCCGGCCGCTATTCGCTTTACGGCCATGTGCGGTGGGGAACCAACGCATCTGGTAAACGCAATCTACGATTTAACCTAAATTCTGGCGATTTTGATCTTGCAGCTGTAGCTGCTCAGGCGGTCGATACAACAAGGTTATCTATTAGTCGGCCGTCGGTTTATCTAAATGCCGGGGATACCATTGCCCTAGAAGTTTTACAAACATCCGGTTCGTCGGTGACGATCGTGCCGACGACAACGGGTGCGCATGTTTTTTACGTAGAATACTTAGGAGGTTAATTTATGGCAACTTACGTCTATCCATTATCAGGGCAGCAGACATCAGAAGCTGAGTACGAAGCGCTGATGACGGTATTGGTTGGATCTGGGGTTTTGTCGCAGCCTGGTTCAACGTATCTACAGGCCGAAGCTACAAACACGGATCTGATTATCTACATCAATGAGGGAACGGCGATCGTTAATGGTCACTACTACCAACAGTCCGGTTACGAAACGGTACTTATTGACGTTGGGTCGAGTCAACCGCGTTACGATTATGTAACGCTACGACTTGATGCAGCTACAAATTCGCTAGCTCCGCACGTAATTAAGGGTACGCCGGGATCAACACCTACGCCGCCAGGACTTACAATTAGTGACACATCCCCGGCGGATATCCCGATCGCGCTGATTTACGTACCGGCAAATGCCCAGGTAATTTCGTCGGCCAACGTCACAGATAAGCGGATTTGGTTCAAGCGCCGCATTGCTAGCAATACAAATGCGGTCAAAACATTGCCGGCCGTGAATGGCGATCTTGCAGTTAACACCGACACCGGTGGCCTGGAGTGGTACAACAATGGATCTTGGCAATCATTAACTCCGCAGCTCGACGCATCGAGAATCATTAGTGGAACGATTGATGCAGCTCGATTGCCAGTACAGAACATCAATAATGTGATCGAGCTGCCTAGCGGTCTTGGCACTTATGGCAACTGGTCACCAGTCTGGAACAAAACTACCGAAACATGGGACTGGGATCCGAATCTAGCGTATTACGCAAGTTACAGCCAGTCTTATTCGCTGAGTGGAAGTGCGCCGGCCGTAGCTCCGTCCTGGACAGTGACTAATACATTGACACTTTGGGGAACAAATAATCCGATCGACGTAGTTGGTCAGGATGCAAAAGTGCGCGTTGCGCTTTATGTTTTGGTTCGAGCTTGCCAACCGTCGAGCGGCGTTCTGCCGGATGGGTACAATGTAAAGCTGGAGATTCTGCAAAACAGCGTTGTCAAGGCATCAAGCACGATCTATTTGAAGTCAGTCGCACAAAATGGCTATTGGGACCTTGCCGGCAACGTCGAGGTTTATGCTGAAAATATCGATACTCACGTCAGATCGGTACAAATGAGATTGTCGTACCAGAAAAATTCAAGCGGTGGAGATGCATCAGCTCGAATGGCTTTGGTCCAGGGCTATTTCAGTACCACACTACAAAAGATTGAAATCTAGATATGTCGATCGAAACTTTTCCATTTGGTCCGATCGATGCAACGTCAGATCAATACTCAAGGTTATTTTTTGGGGTTAGTTCACCGGGCACAGAGTCTGGGTTAACGGTTACGGCCGTTTCTGGTCAGATGAAAGTACAAGTAGCTGCTGGAAAGGCCGTTATCAACGGTTTCATGTTTACGAGCGATGCAGCTGAACAGCTCGATATAGCCGACAATACGACTGGGATCGATCGTATCGATCTTGTAGTTCTTAGTTTGAACGTTCTGTTCGAAGATCTAGCGCTCGATGTTATTACGGGTTATTCAGATACAGACATTCCGGAATGGTACTCAGAACCACAAGGGGTAACGCAAATTCCGCTTGCTTATGTCGTCGTACCAGACGGAGCAACTGAGATCACGAATGGGATGATTACTGATTATCAGCAGCATCTATCAATGGGCCTTGGGATCGTCGACAGTGAGGATGATCTAGACAATATCGATTCACGAGCTGCATTAGATGTACACACCGCATTGCTGCATGTGAAACCAAGCAATACCTGGCAGCAATGGGATCAGACGATCGACGGTTCGCAAATTGTGAGTGGAAAGTTTTCCCAGGATCGGTTGCCATTCGCGGCCCTAGAAGCTCAGGTTGTAATTCCGGATGGAGCTGACAATCAATCGCCAACGTTCCATCGCGCAGCTAATCGCTGGGGTTACAGCTACGTCAATAGAACAGATTATTGGATGAATTACAGCATTAGTGATGGAACACAGTTTGGTTCAACGGAAGCAACAAAAAAACTGATGTGGAATAGCGGTACCTTGGCATTTTCTGCAACGATGCCGCCAACGGATCCAGAGCTGATCGCAAAACTTAATTCCGGTTTGTTTTTTGAAGGATTTATCGATCTGCAAGTGCAGCTGCCAAAAATTGTTTTATCTGGCGGATCGTACACAGGAACCCAAGCTACTTTTATTGTAACTATCTGGAATCCATTCACCGGCAAAATTTATAACGCATTTTATTTCCAAACACCGTTTATTAGCTATCCCAATACCGCTGGGGTATTTGATATTGTAAACATTCGCCGACCAATATTTTTTACCGCAACCGAATATGGGGTGCAAGTCAAGGTCGAGGGGTGGAAAATGCCATCTAGCGGATCAGGCGGCTACATTATCGATGGGAAAATCCTGACGACTTACGCACAGCGTCCCTGGTCGCTATAATTAGCTCGAGGTCAAACCGATCTCACCTAGGAGGGTCAAAATGAAGTATCCGCAAGCTCACTGGACACCGGCACACGCTAACAATTTTTCTACGGCGAAAAATACGCCAAAATTTATTGTTGCGCATGTCATTTGTGGAAGCTGGACTGGTTGTCGATCTTGGTTTCAGAATCCGGCAGCTCAGGTTTCCGCTCACTTTTCGATCTCAAAGCAGGGTGAAGTCAATCAACATGTTGATACGGATCAAACTGCCTATGCTCAAATGGCCTGGAACCAGGAAGCAATTTCTATCGAGCATGAGGGATACCCTGGCGATCATCTGACTTTGAAGCAGATCGCGGCGCTTGATGCCTTACTTACTTGGATCCACGCGAATTACAACATCCCATTGAAGTGGGTCGATTCAGGATCTGCAAAAGATGGCGGCGTTTTGGGACATGGGGTTTTGGGGGTTGCGGGTGGAAATCACATCAGCTGCCCGGGAGCTCAAATCATTTCTGATGTGAAGCATCTTTTGGCCCGGAAGCAGGGAATCAAGGAAGCAGCTGCAAAACCACAGGTAAGCAACAAGAATCGTCCAGTTTTGCGATTGCACTCACGCGGCAAAGATGTCAAGGATCTCCAGGCGGCATTGCATATCCAGGTAGACGGAGAATTCGGGAAGCAGACTGAAGCTGCAGTCAAGCATTTCCAAGAAACGCATCGGATCGCCGTTGATGGGATCGTTGGTCCGATCACCTGGTCATTTTTAAAAATTGCATCTGACAGCTAGATTGCATTAAGCTGCTAGTCAATATGACTGGCGGTGAAATTGTCGTACTGGTTGCTAGCTTGGGTTCAATCCTGACCATAGTGGCCAACGCCGTCAAAGGTTCAAAAAAAATTATTAACCACGATCTCGACGAACGCTTATCCAGGATCGAAAACATGGGGAAAAACAATGGTGGATCCTCATTGAAAGACGGTCTGGATAGATTAGAACGTGCCCAGGAGAAACAATCCCTGGAGCTGCACGAATTGCGATTAGGCATTCAATCATTGGATATCAAGCTCGCAAAACTAGAAGGCGTCGTCGAGGGGTGGAAATCTTAATGCTCAGTAACAATTCTGTTAGCGGATCAGCAGTACCAACCTGGCTAACCGCATCAATCGATACAGATGACATGACATGCCATGTCAATGATCTGGATGGGTGGGTAGAAACGGATGCGAATGGAGACAGCACCGGATTGCCGCTTGGCACATCAGGCACATTTGTTATCACGATCGGTTGGGAACAATCCGAATGCGAAAAAATCCAATGCGATTCGATCAACGTTG